GTTCACTTTTGACGAAGATCCGCACAGGATCCATCAACTCTGCATTCACTAGCTCTTCTGGAGTCATACTCCTAAGATCTTCCAAAGAGTAGCTCAAACGCTTAGCTATTCGATCATAGACTTCATATTTAACTATTTCGCCGTATTTATCGAACAACACTCCGTTGGTTGGAGCGACATAAGCGTAAGGTACGCCCGGAGAGGAATCCCTCTTAACGTACTGCATCATGTCACCAATCAACCCAAAAACCTTACTGTAATCCCACTCACTAAGTTCTTGAGGAATACTGTGTCGCGCATATTGCGGTAAAAGAATGTCGTTGGCCTGTTCCAGTTCATCCTGAGTAGGTTGCTTACGACAACTTGACAGGACATGTCTATCACACTGCAAACGATAACTTTTCTTTTCAGCTTCTGCGCTACGATCAGGCCATCCATATTCTTTGCAAGCAGGATACATAGTTTTCGCTTGAATCCACATATCGGTTTCCTTCACACAACCAGCACCAATAAAAACACACGAACTTCTACCGATTTCTAGCGATTTCTCACTAAATGGTCGGTTTTCAGTCCATGACAATAAACCCCCCCAGGGTTTTACACCTGAGGGGGTTTGGAGTTTAAATTATCTTGTTGTGTAGAAGCCAAAACTGTCTCTTTCAAGGGATTAACTTTGAGCTTATCCTTAATTTGATTTTTCGTCATTTCAGGATTCTTCTTCTTTTCCTGGGCCACTTTCTCTTTCTTAGCTAGCCTTTTGGCTCTTCTTTTCAATGCTATGGAGCCTTTGGCCAAATCACTGGCCGTGTCATCAATAGATTGCAAGACAGCTGCACTCTTAGGTGCATCCTTCTTTAAATCCTTGACCAAAGCCAGTTTCATATCTTTTGCTGAGTCTTTCACCCTAGCCACTGAAACAACTGGAATGAGTTCATGCTTTCTTCTAGGGGCTGGTACTGGAGGATTTCGTGAGAACTCTGCAAATTTTCTAACTCGCAAACTCTCAACACCATCTCCCTCGACCACTCCCATGGACCTAGGCATTTCATCATTGGCTGGTTCCGCTAACATAGCACAAGGCGCAGAATCCATTACCTTGTACTTAATCGAATTCAATAGTTTCCTATCGATTTCGAGAACTTGCACTTGTAACTTTTTCATGGCCTCAAACAAGTCATCGAAAACTTCTTGTTTCATTGTCCACATAGGTGCTTCATTTCCCTTATCGAAAAATTTCTCAACCTTAGCCATATTCTCCATCTTTTCCTTGATCACACTCAATTCTTGTTCAATCTTCCGTGCTATCAGATAAGGCACATCTCCGTTTTCACCAAGATCCTTCATCTCATCCATAGCCTTTCCAACTGTTGTAACTGCAACACTAGCTGGTATCATGGGCATCGAACACCTAATGCAATTTCTTGCATGGTGACTTTGAGTGCAACCACACTCAACGCATGTCCAAGGACTCTCCCGACGGTTCTCACTAATTGGGCCTGGAATTCGCTTCGCTTTATAGCGTGGCACTTCCGTTTCAACATAATCTTCACCCTCAGGATTTTCCTCTTCTTCCATAATATCCGCCCATGAGCGTAATGTGAATTTTGCTCTGTCATCACGTTCATTCTGCATTATTGCAAGCTCGCGTCGACGAGTTTCATCTTCCTGGTTTCTATGGCGTGTTCTTCGCTTACCCATGTATGGTTCATCATCATCCATTGCATCATCTTCTTGCTCCTCATCACTATCAGAATCAGATCGGTACTTAGGTCGCTCATCACTAGATAAAATATCATCATTTTGAGGACTCTCACGAACCTTCATCCGTAACAGAGGAGGAACTACACCAAAATTAAATCCGGTTTTACCGCCTTCAACATGAATACCAACAATCAACTGGCGACTATTCAGAATAGGTGCACCACTAGCTCCAGAAACTGTGGATGCACCATGTCGAAAATACCATGAACGGTCATCCTTCGAAACACAGCCGACAGTGAAACAAGGGATATTCTTCCTATCCCCTTCCTCATCCATCTGCTCTTTCAACTGATAAA